ATGGGATCAACCATTAGACCCTAAAAAATTAGTTAGAACTTTAAAAAATTATTCTACAACAGATGATTATGCTGAAAGAGTCATATACATCATAGACAAAATACGTAAACAAGAAATAAAATCTATGGAAGTTGAAATAGAAACAAAAGAAGATTCACACGTTGTACCACCTGTTAAACCAAAAGATTTAAAACAATGACACTAGCATTTGGTTTAGGTATGTTAATTACAAACTTTACAATTACTTTATTAGGTACAATGATAATATTTTATTTTTATAACAAAATAAAACAAAAAGAAAAGAAGGAAAGAGAATATGAAGAGCAAAAAGAAAAAAGCCCAAACCCTTATTGTTAGAAAGTGTGATTACGAAGATATGGCTGTTTGTATAAAAAGCGATCAAGTAAGACCTGCTGACGTAGCAAAATACTTTGAAGATAAGTCTTTTTACAGATACTATAAAAAGAATTGGTTAAACAAATAAATAGAAGTATGTTTTTAGTGCTTATAACCTTTCTATCAGCCATCAGTATTTCAATCATTGCTGCTGGTTACTCAATCATAGGATTAGCAACATTATTTGCTGGCGCTGCTATGCCAATTATTGCTATGGGTAGTGCATTAGAAATAGGTAAGTTAGTAGCCGCATCTTGGCTCTATAATAATTGGCGCTCAGATATGGTGCCAGCTACTTTAAAGGCATATCTGTTTAGTGCAATTATAGTTTTAGTATTCATTACATCTATGGGTATCTTTGGGTTCTTATCAAAGGCACACCTTGATCAAGTACAACCCACATCTGGTAACACAATAAAGATTAATGCAATAGATAATCAAATTAAAAGACAAGAAATTGTCATTGATCGAGCAGAAAAAACATTAACACAATTAGATAAGTCAATAGAAGTTTATTTAAACAATGAATATGCTACACGAGGATTAAAAGAAAGACAGAAACAAGAAGCAGAAAGAAACGAATTAAACACAGCAATTAAAAACGCAAGTGATGAGATTGCTAAACTATCTACAGAAAAGGCCAATCTACAATTAGCACAAGATAAGATAGAGGCCGAAGTAGGACCTATCAAATATGTTGCTGAACTTATATATGGTGATGACGCAAAAAGTCATTTTGATGAAGCGGTTAGAATTGTAATACTAATTTTAATATTTGTATTTGATCCACTTGCAGTATTACTTTTAATTGCAGCCAACATATCATTGAGACAATGGAGACTTAAAAGAAATTTAACAAAAGCAAAAGAAGAAAAAAGATTAGAAGACAAGTTGCAACGACTTGAAAAACAAAGTAAAGAACTAAAGAAAAAAGACCGTGACTTTAGAAAACTAGTTGAAAGAGACTTAGATTCGTTAGATCCAGATGAAATTAAGTTAAAATTAAATCAAATATACGATTGGAATGACAAAAAATAACGATATTTAACTGCTTGACTTTATGTACGGATTGATGTATAATTATTATAGAATGTTGACTAAAGAAGATATAGAAAGAATCTATAAACCAAAAGAAATCAAAAGAATAGACAACGCCAAAAAGGCTTGCAAAAATTCAACTTCAAATTGGGCCAAAAACTATTGGTTTAATGTGTTTGAAAAATTATGTAAGAAGTATGGTCGTATGGATATATACAGAAGGGATATACATTAAATGGTAAAAGATGATGGTAAAAAACATAAGTCTGGTATGGTTCATATTTCAATAGATGAGTATGAAGAATTAAGAGCAGGATCAAAAATGATTACTGATACAGATTTAATTAACGTAATTGATAAAATAGATGAATTATTAAGAGTATTAAAAAGAAGAATTAATAGAAGTAACATTTACACAGCTAGATAATGACAGAATTTAAACACGGCATATATAAAACATTACAAAAATTGCTTGGCACAAGTATAGGCCGAACTGTTGTTTACACAATAGGTCACATTGTAATTGCTATGACTTGTAATCGAATAATTACAGGTGCAGATTGGGCTCTTGCTGGTGCAGACGCAATTATAGAACCATTAATTAATGGTGGTTGGTATTATGTTTTAGATAGAACTTGGAGTAAAAAAAGATAATGAACATATTTTATGTTGATAAAGATCCTGTAAAAGCTGCTCAAATGCTTTTAGACAAACACGTGGTCAAAATGATTTTAGAATCTGCTCAAATGCTTTGTACTGCTAAAAGAGTATTAGATGGTAAAGAATATTTTGATACTACTAAAAATGGCCGTAAGATTAAAAGATGGCGACTTGATAATCCAAATGAAGAAGCTATCATATACAAGGCAGGCTGGTTAAATCATCCTAGTACACAATGGGTACTACAATCAGCATACAATTACGTATGGTTATACAAACATATGATGGCACTTAATGATGAATACAAAAGAAGATACAATCACACTAAAGACCATTTAACAATTCAAAAACTAGGTCAATTATTACAGACACCACCAAAGAATGCTAGAATTGATGTTATGGGTACAGATGCTACACCAGCAATGCCTGATGAATGTAAAGTACCAGGTGATGTTGTAGCAAGTTATCGCAAGTATTACATTATGAAAAAACAAAGATTTGCTACTTGGAAAGCACCTGCTAAAATGCCACAATGGTTTGCAGAAGGAATAAAAAATGAAGCCCAGAAAGAAATTTAATCCAATTGCAAAAGAAGTAAGAACTCCTAAGTACAAGACTAGAACTGTTAAACCTAAAAAAGGTAAAGGTAGTTTTAAAAGATTAAAAAATGTTATGACCGAAGATGAATGGGTAAACAATTTTATAAAAGCAAATAGAGAGCCATTATGATATTTGAAGATGAATCAATAGTGATAAGTAGAGAACAATCAAAAAGAGCAAGAGACGAAAGATTGGCTTCAGAAAAACGTATGATTAGATTGTTTACAGCTACTGAAGAAGAAATTTTAAGACAAGGATTAAAAGAAACGGAAATAAATGGAAAAATGTAAAAACTGTAATTGCGAAGCTCATTGTCCAGAGCCTTGTTATGAATGTAAAAAATGTAAAAAATGTAACTGTTCAGTTTGTAATAAAAAAAGACCTGACGTTGAAATAGTACAATAAATAAAAATATGAATCATATAGCACAATTTATAAATCACAATATATTTTTCTTAAATGATATTCAAGTTGCTCATTGGCAAACTGAATCATATGCTGAACACGAAGCTTTAGGAGAATTTTACACTAAATTTAATACTTTGAATGACCGATTTGTAGAAATCTATCAAGGTAACACAGGCACTAGAATTAAATATAGTCCAGATTATAAATCCAGCCTAACTAATTATTCTGATTTAAAAGAATTAACATCTATGATAAGACGATTTAAAGATGATCTTGCTTTGTTTAGTTTACAATTTAGTGAAGACGATAAAAATGGTCACTTCATAGATTTAGAAAGTGTATTAGAAGATATGATGGAAGCTGTTAGTGATGTATTATATCATCTATCTTTAAAATAATGCCATCATATTCATTTATTAATACCAAAACAAATAAAGAATGGGATGATATAATGACCATTGCTGAAATGGAAGAGTATCTATCTAAAAACCCACATATCAGACAAGTACCTAAAAGAATGAATATTGTTGCTGGTGTTTCAGGTATTACTTACAAAAATGATCAAGGATTTAAAGAAGTATTAAGTAAAATATCAGAAGCTCATCCACAAAGTGCATTAGCACAACAATATGGTAAAAAGTCAATAAAACAAGTGAAAACTGAACAGGTAATCAAAAAGCATCGTGCTAGACAAAAATCAAAAACTAAATAATATAGTAGAAAGCGAGCAACCGAAGAACAACGGTCGTATACCAGAGTCTAATAGGTCAATCCGCTTATTCTACAAACTTAGGGCAGGTCTTTCCTGCTTGAAACTCCTGCCCGCTTTTATAGTAGCAGGATTTACTTTAAGTGGGTGTTATGGCCCCACAATTGCGACTTTAGGTCCTATTAATATTACACAATCGGACCTAGTTACAACACCAACAAAAATAATAATCAAACAGAATAAGGAGCAAAACAATGGCAGATGACATACCAGATTTTATGCGTGAGTTTGATACCACAGTAGATTATGGTTTTACTCCTGTCTCTACAAAACCAGCTGAAACAACATCAACACCTACTGTTGATCCTTCAGTAATAGAAAATACAAATTTAGAAATATCAAAAGTAAAATCAGATGTTTCTTCAATCAAATCAATGATGAATGAAATTATGCAAATTGTATCTGAACGTGAAACGGTTAATAAAGAGATACAGGACGCTGATGTTCAAAATAGATTTAAAGAGATTGAAAAGATTGTGTTACCTTTTTTGTACAATCTTTCAAAGTCTAATGAACCTTACATACATTGGCCAAATAGAGGACCAATCATTAAGGCTCAAATGGACAAATTACTAAAACTAACAAGGGGATAATATGGCACAAATTAAATCACATCACAAAGATTTAAAAAGAGCAGTAAATGAAGCTGAAAACACAAGACAAGTTGATAGGTCTTTTAAAAGTTGGTATGATATGAAAACCCTAAAAAAGATAAAACTAATAGCAAAGGATAAACTATATGCGATTAAGCAAAAACTTCACCCTTAAAGAGTTAATTAAGAGTGATACGGCTGTTCGTAAGGGTATTAATAATAATCCTAACGAAGACCATATAAACAACCTAGAGCGGTTAGCAACAAACATATTGCAACCAGTCCGAGATCATTTTGCAAAAGTTGTATCTATATCAAGTGGGTATAGATCAGCAGAGCTTTGTGTTGCAATTGGATCAAGTGTTAATTCACAGCACGCTTCAGGCCAAGCTGCCGACTTCGAAATATTTGGAGTATCAAATAAGGAAGTTGCAGATTGGATCGTAGATAATTTGAATTTTGATCAATGTATATTGGAGTTTTGGAATCCAGAAGAACCAAATAGTGGTTGGGTTCATTGCTCATACAAAACAGATGAAGACAATAGACGAGAATATTTAAGAGCATTTAAAGGCGCTGATGGTAGAACTGTCTATCAAAAAGAATATTCTAAAACTACAGGTCCATCAAAAGAAGATGTAAATAATTCTTTGATGTAAAGACTTGACAAATACTTTATATTATGATATAATGAATATATAAAATTATTAATTAAAAAGAAGGCATATTATGGCATACAATCACGTGAAATTAGAAGAATCGGTATTACCCAAAAGTTTGGGTGTGAAAGGTAAAAACCAAGATGGTGTAAGATATTATACTATTGATGGTGTCAATATGCCTTCAGTTACTTCCATATTAGGTTCAATACCTGAAAGACAACAAAAGATATTGGCTTGGAGAAATAGTGTTGGTGAAAAAATGGCTAACTTTATTTCTGTTACTTCTACTAATAGAGGTAAAACTACACACACACTTATAGAAAATCATTTAAAGAACGAAGATGAAAAGAACATAGGCATAACTGCTGTTACAGCGTTAGGTCTTTTTAGAATTATCAAACCATATCTTGCCAGAATAGATAATATACATTGCTTAGAAGAATATCTGTACTCTAAAGAATTAGGTGTTGCAGGTCAAGTAGATTGTATTGCTGAATACAAAGGTAAACTATCTGTAGTTGATTTTAAAACATCTACAAAAAAACGAGACGCAGATTATAACTATGGTAACTTTTTACAAACTTCAGCATATGCTAAAATGTTTGAAGAATTATATCCTAGTAAGAAGATAGAACAAACTGTTATCTTGGCTGCTTGTGAAGATGGTTTTGTACAAGAATGGATACACGGTGAAGATAAAATAAAAGAACACCAAGAGTTGTTCTACAAACACGCTAAAGATTTCTTTGATAGACACAGTAACTTGAATAAATAGTTATAAAGTCAAAAGTCTGATTCAATTAAAAAGGTGATTTATTAGTCCTGCTTGCGACCTCAAACAGCTAAAGGGAAGTATGAAAAAATTAATTTTAATTTTAACATTATTATGTTCAAGCGTATTTGCAGAAGAATATACTCCATTTGTATGGAGAAATTTACCTGCAGTATGTGGCGCACCAGAGGATGTTCAAAATTACATAGATTATAATGAGTTATCTCCTAAACATTTAAGTTTAGGTAGAGAGTCAAGTGATCCAGATGGCGAACCAGTTTATATGGTAACTTATTATGAAAATGATAAAGG